AAAAATTTTGGAGAGTATCATTTTGCGGGAAGAGAAAGAGTCACCACGCAAGAGAGCGATGAAGAAAGCTCCAATCAAGACCAAGACGGTCATTGAGTATTTGAATCGCTTCCCATTCGCAACGAATACTGAAGTCGCAGAAACATTAGACTGCGCAGTCGCTACTGTAGGTCGCGCTCGACAGATGCTCCGCAAAGCGACGGGGCTTCTCTCGCATTACGACAGACACAACACACAAAAAGTCACAGAAGAAGTAGTAGCAAAAGCGCAAGAACCACCACAAAGTGACGTTTTCACTGTCAAATCGACCTCTGACATGATGAATAACGTCCCAGAACTCGACATTCCGGACGCAGATCCGGCAGAAATGAAGCGAGTTCTGTCAAAAATCCTAAGAAATCCCGCTCTCCCGCCTCAAGTTCGTATTGCAGCGATCTCGCAGAAGTCAAAACTCGATTTCGAAGAGCGAGACCGGCACGAATTGGGGCCTGGAGCGCCACTTTCTCGTGAGGATGCGGTCGACAGGCTCTCTCTCCTCATGCAAGCATGTGGGATCGACATCGTGAAAGCTGCGATCACACGCGCATTCTCACCAGAACCCTCTGATCCGCCCGCAGAAGAGCCAGGGCTCTCATCGGTGCTCCCACAAGATGCCCAACCGACATGAAATGCACTTCACACAGTTCAAGAACGGGCACGAGCAGTCGATTGACTGTTGGTGTGAGCCTATCGTGGACTGGTTTCACAACGCAGAAGGCATGAGCATGGCCCTTGTCTCACATCATGACGAGGTACCCATCCACAGACGCTCCGTCGTCCGCTCCCGGCAGGTCATGCCCGACTGGATCACCTCCATTCTCAACGAAGTTCAGGTATAACCGATGCCCAACTACACCTATTGCATGAATTGCTTCAAAGACAAGACACCAGATCGTTTTGGAGAGCGTCTCTGCCTCAATTGTGAAGAGGTGAGTAACCAGGCCGCAGAGTTCGCCCACCGCGAGGGCCTCGATGCCGGGGCCGCACGCAAGGCTGCCCTCGCAAGCCACGCACCTCACGCCATGGACCACAAACACCCCAGTATGCACTTCGATCGCGTCTCCACAACGGCTCTAGCCGAACGTCTCGCTCAGCGCAGACCTGGACCAGGAGAAAGAATCTAAAATGGCACGCAAATCTCCCAAATCTCGTGCTGAATTGCGCGAAGAACTGAACAAACCAGTTGAAGTCGCCGAGGCGGGGATCCCGAGCGGGTGGAAGAGCGCCCTCGGCAAGGTGATGAGTAAGATCCGAGGAGGCGGCGCGAAATCAGGCAAATCCGCACAAGAGTACTCAGACTACCTTGCTCGCGAGAAACGCGCAAAAGACGCAATCGAAGGCATGCGTAAGTACAACCAGAAGAGACGCAACAGACCACCAGGTACTCCTGCGAAGTGGTAAAGAAAGGATTGACATGCTCGCCAAACGACTTGGCAGGCTTGCCCGCATCATGTTCCGGGAGCACATCCTCCCATTCTTCAAAGCGACACCTGAATACGACCCTTCTTACGTCCCCGACATTCTTGGGGGCGAGTTAGACCTCCCACCTGTCCCTCGGGCGGTCGCACCAAAGAAATCACCACCACCGCGAGGGCCTCTTCGGAAGCCGCGTCTTGTTGCTTCCGTCCCCGCCAGTGTTTACAGCGAAGTAGCATCATGGTCTCGTTCTGCACAAGCGACCAATGACCTAATTGCGTACCTTGATATGGTAGAGAGATCTCGTCGGACTCAGCCGGTAGCTGTAACGGCAACGGCGGGTCGGATGAATTGGAGCTTAGTGCATGGCAAAACCATCGACATCAGTAACGATGGCGGTACCGGGATGGTCGTTAGACGCGGAGAGGGATTTGTGGAGCGCGATCTGCGCCCCGAATCGGTGGTTCGCACCCCGATCGGGTAAAGCAGGGACGACTCATCCTGAGAGTCTTTGGTGGTTCATCCACATCGCATGGGGCGCGGAGATGTTCCAGCGCTCTACTCGTCGTCGTTGGTTAGTGCGTCAGTCGCGTAGCGGCTATCACGTCCATGACTACTATCTGAAGTGGCTTCAGAACAACCTATTGGATTGGAAGCAGCGCCGGGCCAAGGGCCAAGGGCAACGCATGTTCCTCTCCATTGTGTTGCCTCGTAACTTCGGCAAGTCGATTACTGCTACGCGATGCGCTTCTCTCTGGACGCATCTTGACGATCCGAACATGTCGACGCTGATTGGTTCTGCAACCCAGAAGCTGGCCGAGGACTTCCTCTCCAGCATTGCGGTCACCATCTCAGCCAACAACCCACAATCATGGTTTTCGTGGTTATATGGCAACTGGAGGAATCCGGCACGTGAATGGACCAAGACTGCGTTCCATCACGGATACCGGATCAACACAGCGCTCCAGGAGCCGTCTTACGACATCACAGCGGTAGACATTGGTATGACCGGGTATCACCACGACCAACATTGGTGGGACGACCCGATCATCAAAAACAAATTGCGTGAAGGTGGTACGTATCTGGACACAGTACACACTGCCTTCAACGCATCGTACAAAGCGCTCCAGTCTGACGGGCTCCTGGTCCTTGTTTGCACTCGCTACCTCGACAACGACGTAGCGGGTGAGAAGTGGCTCAACGAGGGCATCGCATCATGGGACGGGATGGAGTGCCCCAACACAATGATCTTCCAGAAGATCGCCATGGGCAAGGGTCTATGGCGAGTCTTTTTCTGGCAGGCTGAGGACGAGGTTACAGGTAAGGCAACATGTCCTGAGATCATGGACGAGGAGCGCATCGCGTACGAGAAGGCGAGCGACCCCGAAGACTTTGTCTGCCAGTACCAAAACAACCCAGGTACATCAGAGCACGCGCCTCTCACTGAGCAGCAGTTACGCGATCTCTTCCTGGACTACCGCGATCTTCGGCACTCAATCCCCATTGAGAGCGCATCCGTCCACTTGGACACGGCGTTTAAAGACGCCCAGAACATTCGTCGTGGTGACTACAGCGCAATCGTTCCTTTCCTCCACGACTCGCGTTCAAATGGATTGATGTACCTCCATACAGATCTGATCCGTGCCTCGAACGCATGGCGTTCTGAGCAATTCACAGACGAACTTGTAAAGGTTCTCCACTCTTTACGTCGCCAGGCGTACCCGCTCAAATGCATCACAGACGAGCGAGAGATGGGTGGAAAGATCGGGCTCTACCGACAAAACCTTCTTTCGGCTCTTCGTGGCGCAGGCCTTCGTCAGATTGGCCGGTTCCATCAATTTTCCCGCCAGGGCACCCAGAAGCGTGCCCGTATCCGTAAAGCTGCAGCCCTTTGGGCTGAGGGTTACGTACGCATCTTGCTCCATCGTGAGCCGGGGTGCCAGTGTGTCGACAATCGAAAATGCACACACTGGATCATCCCCCCTGAAGCACGAATGCTCTTCAATCAGCTTCTCCGCGTCGACGTTGTCAAACATGACGACTTAGCTGACGCTGCTGCAGACGCATTCCAGCCTGAGGTCTGGCGGGCACCCACATTCGATACCTACATGAACGCACAAGAGGAGGGGGCTCAGGCTCGCGGTCCTGGGGACGAGCAGCTTCGTGCTCTTTCCCGTCCTCTCACTAATGAAGAATTAAAGACCATCATGGATGAAGAGGAGAACTACGTCGGCGGCGCGATCAACGCATATGAAGACTGGTTACCCTCTCGATATGGGCTTCCAGAATAGAAAGTAGGCACGCGATGCGTGTGTGTGTATTCGACTTAGAGACAAGAAAACTTGCTTCCGAACTCGACCCTCACGGTTGGGACAAACTGAAGCGCGGGGAGGGCGGAGTTTCCGCCCTCGCCATTTATGACAGTGAAGACAAATGGGTCCACCTCTATGATGACACAGAAATCGAGTCAGTAGTCGCTCATCTTGAGCTTGCAGACATCGTAGTCGGATGGAATTCAAAAGAGTTTGATGTGCCCGTCGTCGAGGGCCTCGCCTCTCGCAGACTGAATCTCCAAAAGCACATCGACTTATTCGTTTGCACCCGAGTAGCGATCACTGCACGTGGGCTCCCTCATCGCAGAGGGGACTACACCCTCGGGTCGGTGTCTGAGCGCACGCTTGGGCGCAACAAGCTGGAAAAGGGAGAGCACGCTCCTGTCCTCGCCAATGAAGGCAAATGGGCCCGGCTTTTCCGCTACTGCATGGACGACGTCCGGCTCACGCGCGACCTCTACAAACACATTTTAGCTGAAGGTGGAATCATCAGTGCGCAGGGCACGTTTTTGCCGCTTACACTAGCCGCCGCCCCGAGTGACTCACCTGGAGTAGACGAATGACGACATCGGCATACCTGATCCAACGTGAGACTGGGGACCTGGCGAGACGTGACCAGATCATCGACCTCTGCGTTTCTCGTCTCCGCCATTCGGAGACACACTTCTCCGGGATTCGACAGAGGATTCCGCGCCTTTATGACATTTGGCGTGGCATTTGGACAGGGCGGTTTCACCCACACAAGAATAACGTCCACATCCCTTTGATCTATTCTGCGATCTGGGCGGATGCGGCACGGAAGGTATCAACCTCTCTCGCCACGTGGCCGTTCCTTTCTTTCCTAGGATACGGGCCCGACGATATGCCGGTCGCACGGAAGTGGGAGTCCCTCGTTTCTGCACAGATGAAAGACATGGACCTCCTTCTGAAAGAAGTAGACACATTTGTTACTGCTGATTTGTATGGTGTAGCGATCACACAAGTAGGATGGAGACGCGAGAGACAGACACGGATCTTAGAATCACTGAAAGTCGCACCAATCTCGAAGCAACTCATTCGAACGATTCGTAAGGGGCCGATCGTAACGTACGATGGACCAGATACCGAGCCAGTTGACCGTCTTGACGCATTCCCTCAGCCAGGAGTTCCGCGTCTCCGAAACATGAAGTGGTTTATTCGGAGACGGTTCATCGATCTAGATGAATGTCGGAGTTTGGCGGAAGAGGGGATCTTCGACAAGGCGGAACTGAATCGCATGATTACTGAGGGTGGTGTTAACGCAGCACTAGCTACTGATCTTGCTACCGCCAAACGTTTTCAAGTCAGAGTGGGTATGGACGATGAGTCTGCTCGTTGGATGGATCGATACAGCCGTCCCGTAGAGATCATTGAAATGTGGGGCTATGTACCCTCCGAACTAGCAGATGATGGCGATACACTGAGAGTGATCACCGTAGCCAATCGTCGCTACTTGATGCGCAACCGCCCCTTGCCGTTCTGGCACAAGAAGCTTCCGTTCATTGCGTTCTCGCCCACACCGGACCCTCACTATTTTGATGCGCCCGGTAAGGCTGAAATCTGCGAGAAGCTGAACATCGTCGCAAACCGGTACGTAAACCAGTCACTTGACGTGGGTGACCTGATCGTGGAGCCGGTGTGGTTCTACGATCGTGCATCAAATCTCAACACGAGAAACCTATACGTCAAGCCGGGGCGCTTCATTCCTGTGGATGGAAACCCCAGTGATGTGATCTACCCCATGCAGGCGAACTTGAACAATCTGGCGGTCGCAGACCAAAAGACCGCACAGATGCGTGAGTTCGTCCAGATGGGATCTGCCATTCAGGAAGATGTCACACAAGGCATGGAAGGTCCTGACCGCGAAACGGCGCGTGGCATGCTCGCTCGTCGTGAAGCAGCGGGCACGCGTCTGATGTTGGAGTCTCGACTCTACGAAGAGATGTACTTAGAGCCGATGGGCAACATGATGGTCGCCTTGAACAAACAGTTCCTGGAGCCTCCTGTAGAGGTCCTTGTCTTGGGAGACAGCGCAACGTTAGACCCAGTGACCGGACAGCAGATCATGTCTACTCGCACATCTCTTGACGAGCGGGACTTGACTGAAATGTACACAGCACGGGCGATGGGGGCGACGACCGCTCTTTCGAAGTCCATGAAGCAGCAGAACCTCATTCAGCTTCTTGGCGCAATGGCGAACCCCATGGGCCAGGTTCTCATGGGT